TGCTGTGATCCTCCAAGTGGTTGTCAATCTTGCGTTCCACCCTAGTAAGAATCCGACGCACGTATGCGTGATCCGAGCTGTTTTCTTTGCGTGCACGCTCAATCAGCCAGGCCGGTAGCCCGGCTGCAATGATGATGGCGATTGCGCTAATCAGCGCTACGTAGATCTCTGTTGGCATGCGAGTCAATCCATTCTTGAACCGCTGCCGGTATTGATTCTGCCATGAAATACCTGATGTGCCATGGCTCGGATTGCAGCTCCCAGGTGAACCCGTATTTGTCGCAGTTGTCGCGCATCCATTGCAGGCGCAATCCGTTGGCGTCACTGACATCAACCGCGAGGCCCAAATTGTGGAAGCTGCGACCGGGCACCGCCATCGGCGCTAGCCCTGGCTTCAGGTAATACTTCTGGCCTTTGTACGTGCGTATTGACTTGCTGTTTTCAATCGGGGCCGTGGTGTAACGCGCCAAAAATCCACGCTCTTGTATCTCCAGGCTTCGGTACGTATCTGCAACGCTCGTCGGCTTTAGCGGTCTGATTCCGTCGCGGTGCGCGGCCTTCCTCATCGCCTCCCAAGCTTGAGCAGCGAGCGGATGCAACCTGCCATAAGGCCTGATTGGCACTAGCAAGTAGTCGGGCAGTTTGCCCCACTCGATGCTGCGTAGGTCAGCCGGTAGCCGTACCGGCTTGACTACGAGCTTCACTTGCGACCGTACCTATGGTCTTTCGTGTTTGCCCAGGCGTAGATCAGCGGCAGCATCGCTGCGAGCCCTGCTTTTAGCGCGCTTTCGATGTCGTATCCGCTTGTGATAAGCACGGCGACGCTTCCAGCGACGAAACTTTTGGCCCAGTCTTCGAGGATGTATTGCCATTTCATTGATCTACCTCTGGCCTTGGCACCTCAATAAACGTGTCATTTGTACGGTCATAAATCCAACCAACGCCGCAATACCCGCGGTTAGACCCGTCAGGGTAAACCTGTAAATAGGTTTCAGGGTCACCGTATCGATCAGGGTTGGCTACTAAAAACTCGTATGACACTACGTGCACTACCGTCACAATGTCATTTATGACTTGTGCGTAGTAGGTGCGTGTGTCGCTCATACTTTGAACCTCACGTAAACCACGCCCGCCGCGCCAGCGCCACCAGTTGCCGACGTGCCACCGGTACCGCCACCACCGGCGCCATAATTGACGCCCGCGTTGCCGGTGCCACTTGTTTTACCCGCAACGCCGCCGTTGCCAGCCGCGCCACCCGTTGACACGCCGCCGCCGCCGCCACCCGCTGCCGCGTAATAGGTTGCGCCGGTAATCCAACCGCTAATGTCGCTGCCGTTTCCACCCGTGCCACCGGTATTAGATGAGGCCGCGCCGCCGTTTGCGGCCCAACCGCCGCCACCGCCGCCACCAGTATTTGTGGTACCGCCCTCGCTACCCTCACCAGCGCCGCCGTCTTTGCCACCAACAACGCTGCGGCCTATTTGGTCAATGACCGCTGAACCGCCGCCATTGCCGCCGTTTTTGCCCATTTTGCGCGCGTCTTGTGAACTATTGCCACGCCCGCCGCCAGCGCCGCCACCCGCCGCAACTAAACCAGCCAGCGACGATAACGCACCGTTGCCGCCGCTGCTCGTGCCGCCCGCACCACCCGCGCCAATGTCAACGGCATACGTGGCCGCCGTTAAATAAACCGTCAACGTAGTAGCCAAACCCTCGATTTGACCACCGCCACCGCCGCCACTACCCGCGCTAGTCGCACCGTCGCAACCACCAGCACCGCCGCCGCCGCCAACCAACAACACGTCAAATAAACCAGCCTTAGAAACAACCAAATTGCTATCTGACGTAAACGCCAACAATGTGTAGTTGACGCCGCCAACCGTGATGCTGCTGCTACTGCCGCCTGTCGCGGTGCCATAGGTGGCACCTACTGCGCTAAAAAAAGCGAAGGTTGACGCAGACAGGGCTACGAGACTGCCTCCTCCGTATTGCGCCAATGCAAGTGACCCGGCTGTGTTGATTGTTACGCCTGCACCAGCCGTGATCGTCGTGGTGCCTGCGCCTTTGTTTGCAATGAAGATTGTGTCGCCTGTCGTGAACACCGAATTGTTGACGGTAATTGTCGTTGCGCCTGCCGCGTTCATAATCACACGCTTACCTGCGTCACCGACGACCAGCACATAGCTAGCGGTCTGATCGTTGATTGGCAGGTTCGTAATGTCGTTCAATTGCTGAGCCTGGAGCACAGCGCCAGATACGAACGGAAATGGAGTCGTCATAGCTACCTCATCCTAATACGTTCGTTGAGTCCATTTGACCGTAGGTCGCATCGTCAAGAATTAGCTCGTAAACGATGGTGGTCGGGCTGGTGTAGAACGTGATGCGATGCCCGGCATCAACCGTGATGCTGCCGCTAATGCCCTCAATGGCGAGCTCGGTGGCAATTTGCGAGCCCAGGCCGGGGATGTCTTTTTCGATGCTGATTGTGTCGCCTATGTCGATGGTTGCCACATCGTCGCGCTGCAGGCTCGTCAACCGGCTGAACGTGGTGCTTAGGGCCGTGTAACGCGGCTCGGGCTCAGGCTCGAGCAGGTAGGCCGCCAGGGCGTCAATTTGGCCTTGCACGTGCAGCAGGCTGTTGGTGATCGACTGTGATTGCGTGAAGTATTTAGCGATGCTGCTTGCGTCAGTGTCGGTGGCCTCATTGTTGTTCAGCCCTTTGACGTAGGCGCGGTTGACTACGTTGTCGGCATCAAACTCGACTTGAAGCGATTCGTAGTCGGCTCCAGTGCCATCATCCGTGAAACTGATGATTGGTGCGCTGAGCGTGTTGCCAATACGCGGCTGGAACACGAGCTCGCCATCTGCTGCGATGAACAGGCGGCCTTGCTCAGCCTGGTTGATCTGCTGCAGATAGCTCAGCGTGTTGGTGCCTTGCTCGACGGTGTATGACGAATCGTGCCCCAAATCGACCGTGCCTGTATCAATGTCGGTCGCCCCGGTGTAATCCACCTCGGGCAACGCGAGCACGCTGGTAATGCGTTGACCTGACGTTTGTGCCGTGACGTTGTATTCATCAAGCTGTGTTTGTGCGAGCTTGTAGAACTCGTCGGCGCACTGCACATTGACGGTGTTAGGGCCAGCCAGGGCGAAGTCGTAGTTGTAGCCGGTCACGTAACCGTTGAACAGGTCTGTGGTGCCTCGTAACAGTCTGACCTGCCGCATCGGTGCGAGCCCTGGCTGATCGTTGGCTGGGTCGTAGTAGGGGCTGCTCGAGTCGTAGGGGCCGAGGATGCCGGTCTGATCAAGCATGGTGAAGGTCATCGTGCCTGCACCGAATTGGTCGTCGGTCTTTTCGCGCCCACGCTTGTAGTCAATACTTGTAACGTATTCGGTGATGTCGGCAAACTGCGTCGTACCGTCAAGCACATAGCTCGTATTCCCAAGCACGCCCTTGGTTGCGTCATCAAGCACGAATGCGTCAACTTGGAACCCTGTGTCGAGCTCCAGCGTGTAGGTGCCTGATTGGACTACCTGCTCAGGCATTACGCCACCGACACCTGAATCGGGCCGCTGCGACGGTTGTATTGCTTCAGCGCGTTGACGATGATGTCACCGAGGCGTGCGTCGGCAACGGTCGAATTGATGTTTATTGTGACGTTGCCCATCTGCCCCATGCGCGACAGCGGCACTACGGCCTCTGGGCCTGCCTCACCGATCATCGCCAAGGTCGGCCCGGTGACGATGCCGCCTTCAGCCAGCATTGGAATGCTGGGCACGCTGAAACCTTTGCCGCCAAGACCTGGCACCCAATCGGGCACCTTGAATGAGAGCTTGCCAATGGTGTTATTCCATGCTCGAGCAATGCCGTTGAAAATGCCTTTGTAAAAGCCCATCACAAAATCTAGGTAGCCCTTGATCAGGTCAACGGATGCGCCGACAGCCGTTTTGATGAAACCAAACATTGCACCAACCGCTTCACGGAATGTTTCGCTCTTTTTGTACGCGATTACAAATGCTGCTACCAAAGCGGCAATGGCAAGCACCACGAGGCCGATTGGGTTGGCTGACATCACAAAGTTGAGCGCCACTTGTGCAGCTTTGACGACGAGCAATGTCGCCTGGTAAATCTTCATTGCCGCATTGACCGCGAGCACCGCGCCAGCCAGGCCGCCGATCACACCAGCGAGAATCAGTATTACCTTGGTGTTTTCTTGCGCCCAAGTAGCTAGCGGAATCAGTTTCTCAATCAAAGCGGTCACGACGGGCAATAACGCGGCACCAATCGATTCCTTGGCCTCATCCATCTGAATGCCAAGGTTCTTCATCTGCCCGGCAGCCGTATTGGCGGCATTGGCAGCAGCACCGCCAGTCGTAGCCGCCAGGGCTTGCATCACCGTGTCAAAATCGGCCCCATCCTTGATCATCGGTATCAGCGATGCATCAAGAGCCTTCAGGCCTTTCATGTTGCCGTTGTAAGCCTTGCTCAACGCATCAGTGACCGTGCCTAGGTCTTTACCTGTCGAGGCGCTGATGTCGAGCGCCTGCTGCAACAGCTCTTGGCTGAACGTCAGGTCGCCTGTTGATTGCACCAACGTGGCGAGGGCTGGCCTGAGCTCATCATCGGCAGTGGCAGTGGCCCGGCTGATCGACGCAATCCACAGCTCATTGGTATCGATAGCCTCCTGCGTCGCATCAAGTGTTGAGCGCTGAATGACGCCTGCAAGCTGCTCTTGGGCTGCTGCATCCTCCATAGCGGCCTTGGTCGCCACGGTTAGCCCGGCTGCAAGCCCTGCAATGGCAGCCGTAGCCGGTACCACAGCCTTCTTTAGCGCGAACTGTGCCTTGGCTCCAGCGCCCTCAAGCTGCTTGAATTCGGCAATAGCCGAGCTGATGCCCTTGCCATCGAACTCGGAAATAATCGGGATTGTTACAGCCATTACTTGCTCAGTCTACGATTGCTGATTTCAATGATTTTGTCTACAACTCTTTCTAAATTTTGATTAATTTCAGCAGAATTGCGTTCATAAGCAGGCCACATACCTCGAGAAGGTCTGCCAAATCTCGATGACAGAGCTCTAATCATCACAGCACCCCATACTGTTTCTGGTGCATTTTTGCGACCTGCCATGTCAGCAACGGCACCAAAAGGGCTTTTCATCGTCACGCTAAACACAGCCAAACTGTTGCCTTTTTTGCGATTGCTAAATCTCGGCACAATTGATTTGATTATTGCCGACTGATCCCAAGGGCCAATTTGGCGGCCTTTGTATTCCCATACTCGAGCAAAGCCACTTAATGGCCGTTCCTGAATTGTTGATTTGATGTCATCAACTAATACTTTGACAATGGATTTGTATTCTTTTTTAATTTCCTTGGCGAGTTCAGGTTCCATTTTTTGCAGCTCGCGCAAGGCTTCCTTGATGCCCACGATGGTGATTGAACTGTCAACTGGCACGGCGGTTCTGCTTTTCTGCAAGTAGTTGCACGGTACGCAGGTCTTCCATGTCAAACTCGACGTTAGGGGGCCAGAAGCCGGTAGCCAAGAGCAAATCCGCTAACTGTCGGCGGATGCTGCTTCTACCGTAGGGTTTGTTTGCGCGACCTCGAGCACGTCAAACGACTCGACGGATTCCAACCAGGCGTCGTATTCGCGTGGCTCTTTCTTGAGCGCATTGAGCCGATGCCAGGCAAGGAACATCAGGTCATCGACACCGATGCCGCCTTGCAGATCGCTGATGCGACGCTTGAACTTACGCTCCCACGCAGCGATGGTCGCAATCGTGGTCGTAACTTCATCGGTGACCGTTTCCGCTGCTGGTGTCTTGTAGGACACATTGATAGTCAATTTCATGGCGTCGTGTCTTCGACGAGCGTGCCACCGGTGATGGTTAGCTCACATTCCTGGAGCTCACCAACCGAGGCATTCACGACATCCACGCTTTCCAAGAACCCCCCGGTCACCTGATACTCCACGTTGTCCGTGCTGATAGCGCCAGTGCTGCGACGAGCAGCGACGTAGCAGCGCGTGCCCACCAAGGCAGCGAACGCATTGATAGCGGCGTTGCTGACCAGCAGGGTTGCTGTGACTTCAACATTGGTCAGTCCACCGACGAACTGGCGACCTGTGTCGCCCATTGACGACTGGTCAAGCGCCTCGCGGCTCTTGACGACGCTGACGCTGATCACCTGGTCGGTGTACGCGGTGCCTGGCGACGTTGCGCCAATTGCGAAATACGCTGGGCCGAGAATCGTGGTTGCAACTGCCATGTGACGTGACTCCTTGAAGTGGAGGCTCGCTGCAAGCCAATTCGCAGTCTAGTAGCCCTAGGGGCTTACTTTGGTGCGTATGGTGAGCTCGTAGGCGCTGTAATCCATGCCGCCATAACTCACCGTGGTTGGGCGTGCCGCTGTCAGCCCAATCTTGGCTTCACGCACCAGGTCGGCTGTATCGAGCAGCGTGTCCATCGTGCGATTGTCTCCGATGCCTGGCGCGATGATTACCACGCGAAATTCCATGTCTGCGTTGACGTTGGTGTTCAACGAAATCGTCGGTGCCTCGACCAAGGCGCATGGTGGGTTCAGTGTGCGCGGATCATCAAACACCTTCAGCCCTGTGATGGCCTGCAACGTGCTTACGAGCTGGTCGTAGCCGGTTTTGAACAGTTGGTCGGGCATCAGGCGACCTGCGGTTTATTCACACCGAGCAGGCGCATGATTTGACCGAAATTGCCTGCCACCGGGCCACCGACAGCCAGCGGATCAAACGACGCCAAGCCCTCGACACTGCCCTTCTCGCGGTACAGCACAGCTGCGTACATCGTGGTGCCCAACTTGACATCAAGGCCCGGCACGGTGCTCGGGGAATCCCAATAGCCCGATTCTTGACGCCTACGGAATGCGAATGCGTTGGCTGCACCGACCGCCATGACCATGATGTCGTAGTCGGCGCTGGGGCTCGTAAAGGTGTAACCGAGGTAATCCTCGAGGTCACCTTGGCTGATCCATGTGCACGTAACCGAGTAGGTCAGGCTGCCTGACGCAGCTGCACGCTCCTGATCCGCTGCCGTGAGCGCAAACTGGATTTGATTCGGGATGATGCGCGCAGGGTCGTATTCGTAATCGCCCTCGTCGCTTACGCCAGTGAAGTAATACTCAGGCAAGGCCGTGATGACGTGCGTGCCAGTAAAACCAGTCAGCCCGGTAATTATGACCGATTGCCCGACCTCAAAATTGGTGGGCTGTAAAACCTGCACCGTGGCGACGTTATCCAGCACCTGGGAGTGGGTGATGGTGTACGTCGCCACGGCGTTAGTCGCTTGGAGGAGGCGAACTTGTCAGGCTCAGATGAGCTTGACGAACTTTGTTGCGTCAATCATCAAGGTGGCGAAGTAGCCACGGAACTTGATGTAACGCGACAGCGATCCGTCAGCGGCTTCAACCTGGATTGCGCCCTTCTGTTGCTCAAAGATTTCAAAGCCATCCGGGTGACCGACGATTGCGGTATCGGCGGCGAAGTTGCGGTCAACGACGACGCTGAGGCCGAATGCGTTGCCCACTGCTGAGCCTGGCGACACTGCACCGAAGGCGTTCATCGGGCCGATGTTCGGGAACAGCGGTCGGTCTGCGTCATCGACCAGTTTGCCCAGATACGCCCAGTTGTTGGGCGAGAGGAACAGGTGCGTTGGCAGGTTGCCGTTGCTGTTGCTGAGGATGGTGCTGGCGGCGTTGTAGATCGCGCTTACCCAGTCGGCAGCCACGAGGCGGCTGGTGATGGGCTCGCTTTGCGACGTGCCGCTGAGCAGGTTGTCTGCTGCCACGTTGTCGGTTTCGTTGGCGTAGATGCGCGCCATGTCATCGAGCAGGAGGCCGAGCACTTCGGGCTCAGTCCAGTCCATGTCTTCCTCTGACAGGCGAACGTAGCCGCCGTAGACGCCCTTGGTGACGTTGTTGTTTGAGACAACGAACGTACCTGAGTCAAGGTTGGCGTTTTCGCCGTTGCTGGCACCGATGGTCGTGTGGGTGGTTACTTCGGGGCGACGGAACACTTTGCCGCCACCTGGCATTGCCTTGACGCCGATTGCATCGACGACCGGGCGCAGGCCACGGAAGTTGTTGTAGACCGGGCCGACGATCGGTTCTGGCAGGATGCCTGGCGTGTCGGTCGTGACCACATCGGGCGCAGCGGCCTTGATGTTGGCGAAAAACTGTTGCGCTTCGGCGCCACCGCGGAGCACTTTGCTCATGTATTCGGCAGCCGACGGGAGTTTGAACTCTTTCTTGGCTGCAGCCCACACTGGTGCGGCTGGTGCAGCGGCTGGAACTTCAGCGACTGCTGCGGCGGTTTCAATCTTGTCGGTCATTGGTTGTAGCTCCTCTGTCGGTTTTGCTTCG